TTTAGTTTGGGGTATAACTACGTTGGCAAGAGTTGATTATGCTGATGGCTGGAAGCTGAATACAAACACCGCCGCAAACATGATTGGGCTTTATCCAGATTGCTTGCCAACTAATATAGAATATTACTATGAGTTAACAAACTTGTTAATATGCATTCGTTCTATATTGCAGGTAATAAATTTTTGTAAAAAAATAGGAGTGAAACTATATCTTGTTAATTTTTTAGAGGTCACCTGGTTGCCGTTGATGTTTAATAAATCAAAAAACTTTTTGGATCTAACAAAAGATTATTCGTTTGACGGAATTACACACTACCCGCAACCTGTGGATATTGGAACCGATGGATTACATCCGGGACCAGTTACACATAAGAAATATGCCGAAGCAATTTATCAATTTTTAAAGGAAGACAATCATGGGAAAACCATTTGACGTATCAAAATTCAGAAAAGAAATTACCAAAAGCATTGATGGATTATCCATCGGATTTAATGATCCCACTGACTGGATCAGCACAGGCAACTATGCACTAAACTATCTGATCTCAGGTGACTTCAACCGTGGCATTCCCCTGGGCAAGGTCACAGTGTTTGCTGGTGACTCAGGCGCAGGCAAGAGCTACATCTGTTCAGGCAACATTGTGAAGAACGCACAAGAGCAAGGCATCTTTGTTGTGTTGATTGATTCGGAGAACGCACTTGACGAAGACTGGCTCAAAGCCTTGGGTGTGGACACTTCGGAAAGCAAACTGCTGAAACTGAGCATGGCCATGATTGACGATGTGGCCAAAACTATCTCCACATTCATGAGTGACTACAAAGCCCTACCCGAAGGCGAACGTCCCAAGGTCATGTTTGTGATTGACAGCTTGGGCATGCTGTTGACTCCCACAGATGTGAACCAGTTTGATGCAGGTGAAATGAAAGGTGACTTGGGTCGTAAACCCAAAGCTCTCACCGCCTTGGTGCGTAACTGTGTGAACATGTTTGGTTCATACAACGTGGGGTTGGTTTGTACCAATCACACATACGCATCACAGGATATGTTTGACCCCGATGATAAAATCTCCGGCGGTCAAGGTTTCATTTACGCCAGCTCAATCGTGGTAGCAATGAAGAAGATGAAGCTCAAAGAGGACGAGGACGGCAACAAAGTGTCAGACGTCAATGGTATCCGTGCAGGCTGTAAAGTTATGAAAACACGCTATGCCAAACCGTTTGAAGGTGTGCAGGTCAAGATTCCCTACACCACAGGTATGAGTCCTTACTCAGGCTTGGTGGACTTGATTGAGAAGAAAGAACTGCTCAAGCGAGAAGGCAACAGTTTGGTGTTTACCACCAGCGAAGGCGAAATTATCAAGAAGTTCCGCAAAGCATGGGAAAAGAATGACGATGGTTGTTTGGACAAGGTCATGACTGACTTCAACAACATTAAAATAGAAACAAGTGCCACTAACGTTGCAGAAGAATAAAATGATTGATCAGGAGATACAAAGTTTACTTGCTAGATACAATATAGTATATTTAAACACAGTTAAATATTTTTTTGAATCTCCTGTCAATCAACTATATCAGCAACTGCTAACAGTCAAAAGAGAGGCTTACGACTCTAATCAAAGAATCGTGTTGGTTGATACATTGTTGCCCGACAAAAGAAAACAGTATTTTTTTAATTATTTTCAAAAAATAATCACACATCTGGACATAACCAATTGTTTTGTTTTGGTAATCACTGCCGATAAAGACGTTGTTGAATATTTAAATTCTGCCAGATCAGCATATTCGCAAGACCAGACACATGTGCAGATTGAAAAGTTGACGACAACTGCCCATGAGATCATAGGATCTACAAATTTTGCCATACCTGATTCAATTTGTATCAATCCATGGACCAATTTAGAAATAGACTTAGCAGGACAAATCACACCGTGTTGCCTTTATAAACGATCGTTAACAAGCAAATCAATCCATGATTATTCTTTATTGTCTATCATCAATGATGCCACTCAAATCCAATTAAAACAACAGTTTCTACAAGGTCAGCGTCCTGTTGGCTGTCAAAAATGTTGGGATGATGAAGACCATGGCAAAGTTAGCAAGAGGTTACAAGACAATTATGTTTTTCGTGAAAAATTATTCAATATTGATTACAACAATGTTGAATCGACTGAGTTAGTTTCATTAGATATAAAACTTAAAAATACCTGTAACTTGAGTTGCCGAATTTGCAATCCTGTGGCCAGTAGTAAATGGATGAGTGAACTATCTCAACATCCAGAGTCTTACCCACAATGGCAATCTTTAAGACATATCAAATTAGATTGGACTGACAATACTGACTCAAATCTTTGGAAGGATCTTGACAAGATAGGGAATCACTTACAATATATTACCTTTACTGGCGGAGAACCGTTGCTTGACAAGTCCCATGTTCGTATGTTAGAATATTTTGTAAATAACAATCGCAGCTCTAAAATATCATTGCACTACAACACAAACGGCACAGTGTATGCGAAGCATTTGATTCCTTTGTGGGATGAATTTAAACAAGTTGAGTTAAGTTTTAGTATTGATAACATTGAATCAAAATTTGAGTACGAACGATATGGATCAACTTGGACTATAGTAAAAAACAATATCGATCAATACAAAAAATTAAATTCAAAAATCTATAAATTGAATGTGTATTGCACTGTGACTGCATTGAATATTTTAGATAGTTATACAGTGTTTCAATTTTGTGCAGACAACAAATTACCACTGGCAATGAATATTTTAGATTATCCAGAAGAACTTAATATTGGATTGTTCAACCACAAACAAAAAAATTACATAAGTAAAAAATTGTTAGCAATCTATAATGAAGAGTTTCACACCATAATTAAACCAATTGTTAGATCTATGAATTCAAGAACGATTCAATGTAATACAACAAGCATGGTAAATTATTTAGAAATAACCGATAAAATACGTCATCAGGATTTCAAAAAAACATACACAGAATTAGCTAATATATTATCTTGGGAGTAAACATGTTAACAGAAGTAGCAAGCGAAATTTGGGGAGAATTAAAACGATACGTCAACGTGGTAGATCGACTGGACGCAGCCGAATGCGTCGTGGCCATCTTGATTGATCATGATCATGACGTGGATGAGATCCGGGACGCCTTCAAAGGAGATTCAGACATCAAAAAAGCCCTTACTGCATACTTGAACAACGACAAAGACTATGGGGAAGAAGAGGAAGAAGAGATTGATGATGAAGACAACTACAATCAAGAAGATGACTATTAATGAAAAAATTTTTCCCCATTAAAACTGCCACAGCATGTCAGTTAAAATGGAACTGGAGTACTCTTTATCTTTACGCTGGATCTACTGCCAGTTGTCATCGAACTGGTGGTGGAAAAATAACACCAGAGACATTTGATACTTTTCACAACACTGAAAAGAAACAACAAGAACGACGACGAATGCTCCAAGGACTTTGGCCGGAACAAAGTTGCGGCTATTGCCGCAAAATAGAGGAATCAGGGGGATCAAGTGACAGGATATTACATCTTACCATGCCTAATCAATCCCCCGTTGAATTAGAATTAGACCCCACGGCTGTGGTAGTCCAACCAACAATCCTTGAAGTTTTTTTCAACAATCAATGCAATTTGGCTTGTGTATATTGCCGCCCAGACTACAGTTCAAAAATAAATCAAGAATACAAAAAGTTTGGCACATTTGAAAAAAATGGTATAGTACTAAAAAGTATTGACATTGATGTAAATTACAATGAAATGCTCAAACAATTTTGGATATGGATGCATAAACACTCTTCAGGACTGGTAAGATTAAACCTTGCCGGTGGCGAAGGATTTTATCAACCTGAGTTTGAAACTTGTTTGGATTATTTTGAATCAACCAATCATCCTAATTTGGAATTCGTCATTATAACCAATTTAATGATTGTTCCAGAAAAACTAGAACGAATAGTGCAACGATTTAAGAATTTGGTCAAGGTTCGAAAACTCAAACGTATCGAATTACTGTGTAGCATCGATTGTGTCGGTACTGAACAAGAATATGCCAGGTATGGAATCAGTGTAGATAAATGGATTTTGAATTTTGAAAGATTGTTACAGGAACCCTGGTTGACCCTTAACATACAGTCAACTATTACCTTGCTCACGCTCAAAACCATGCCTGAGCTAATTGAAAAACTAAAAGTATGGAGACTCAAACACAAAGTGGGGCATTACTTTGGAGCACTGACTGAACCTAGTTATCTGATTCCTAATATATTAGGCCATCAAGTATTTGACAAAGATTTTGATAACATTTTGTTAGCCATGGCTGAAAATACCAAAGACGATTTAAACGCAAAGACTTACATGCAGGGAATAGCATCTAACTATAGACAATCACAGCCAAACCCTGCTGAAATGATAAAATTAAAAACTTTTCTTGATGAAAATGATCGGCGAAGAGGATCTAATTGGCCCAGTACTTTTCCTTGGTTGGCAAAGGAATTACAACATGTGGTATAGTCGAGTAGTAGCAGACCTTGGCAACATACCTGACTTCATTGCACATTTTGAGTCGGAACTCACGGATGCCAAACGAGACTGCAAGATCGGCGGCTTGGTAGAGAAAAATATTACTGCACTGCCGGGCATCACCGAACACAGATTCAATCAACTACAAGAGATTGAGGCTGTGTTGAACTATCTCAACATTCAACTGCGCAAGATACGCACCCGGCATTTCAAAAAGTACTTGGAAGGTTATGCTCGTGCGCTCACAGCACGTGATGCTGAAAAATATGTGGACGGTGAAGAAGAAGTTGTAGACTTTGAAACCATCATCAACGAAGTTGCGTTACTGCGCAATCGTTGGCTGGGAATCATGAAAGGTCTGGACACCAAGCAGTGGCAAATGGGGCACGTGGTTAGACTGCGCACAGCCGGCATGGAAGATATAACAGTATGAATCCATATGTAGACAATCCAGACAAAGGTGCTGATGACTCAGCGCAGTGGGCTAGAAAATGGACCAAAGATAACTATATTGCCAAACGCAGAGC